TAACCCAACGCAAATTATCTGCATGGTTATTGGTTCGGTCGCCGTCGATATGGTCGATACATGGTTTGTTGTCCGGGTTCGGAATGAAAGCCGCCGCAACTAATCTATGTAATCGAAACGTTTTGCGCATCCCATTACATAAAGCAACGGTTTTATATCTATTCCCGGAACCGCATATTTTCAAAACTAATTGTTTCTTAATAGATTTTACACGCCCGTAATTACTCACTTTATATAACCCTACATATCCGGGTATATCTTTCCATATTTCCATTATACAACCATTTAAGTAAGCAACCAAAAGAGAAACGGGGAAAAGTGGTTGCATCTTTTTTCATTCGGTAGCTACTCCGAACTATCCCCGTTTTTGCAAAGATAGTTATTTTTCTATGGTTATAACTTCAAACCCGGTAATTTTTGAATTTGGATTTTTTGAAACAATATCAAATTCACGGTTTTTTATCCGTTTTGTTTTCCATAAAAAACCTAACCAACGCTTATATTGCACACTTTCCGTTATTAAAAGGCTATCCCGTGTTATAATTTTGCCCGAAAACGTATTATTTATAATACATCCGTCAAAGTCAACCCATTTGTCGGAATACTCAATACAACGTAATACGGTCGTAACCGTGTCGCCGGGCAAATATACAATACTATCCCGGACGTTCGCCCGTAATTCGTTTATCGTTTCCATTTGTGCCGTCGTAACCCTTTGTAAATCCCGGTTTTTTGTCTGCAACGATTTGATTAACGCCGCATCATCCGCCCGGTACTTTTTATATTCGGATAATTTTAACTCCAAATTCCCAACCTTTGCGGCGTTCAAACTATCCTTTGTTTGATAGGTTCGGACGTCCTGCAACAACGTTTCGGTATTGCTCCGGTATTTGTCCCGTTCGACGGTCAAATTATTAATGCGCTTTTGTTGGAACCAAAAGGCGGCGGCAACCGCCATAATGATTGCCGCCAATATTATATACTTTTTCATGCGTTTGCCGTGTAAATGATTAACGAACTATCCGGCGTTTTGCTCAATGTCAAAACGTAATGTCCGCCCGCCATTTCAACCGTACTATTTATTTCGTCCTCGTTAATCTCCAATTGTGCAAAGGAAATTACGACGCCCGAAATATATACTTTCGGTATGTTATGCAACGGGTCGGCATTTACGGCGTCAATAAATGCGTCTATTTCCGCCTGTGGGTTCGTTACGTTTTTCGTATCTTCTTGGTTGTCCTCAACCGTAACCGTAAAAACGTCCTCGCAATCTGCAATAATAGCGGATAACAACGGGGCAATACTAATTCCCGCTTGGTTCCCTTGATTGGCAACCAATTGTTCCAAATACTCCTTTTTGTCTTTCTTTGTCATAATGGCACAAAATTAAATGTTACTATATTCAATTGCCGCATTAAAACACGGGCATTCTTTAATATACTCCCACGGCTCAATAATGCCGTCGCCGTTCAAATCCGGGGAATAATCCCGGTGTCCCTTAATCGTTGCATCCGGGAACATAACAACTAAACGCATAAGCAACCATAATAACGCCTCCTTTTGTTCCGGCGTCCGTGTGTCGGCGGCTTTGCCGTTGGCATCCAATCCCCCAACGTAACAAATACCAATAGACCGGGAATTTTGCCCGGAAACGTGCGCCCCTATTTCAGAAAGAAAACGCCCGGTTTCAATCGTCCCGTCCGGTAATACAACAAAGTGATAACCGCAAATTCGCCCGCTTTGGGGTTGCTTCTTAAATCCCCGTTCTTTGTGCCAACCGTCGATAACATCAACGTTGACTTTTGCGCCGGGCTTGGTTGCGGTGCAATGTACAATCAAATCCGTAATCGTCCGGGTTGTTTTTTGTTCCTCCAAATACTTTAAAATCTCTGTTTGGTTCATTGTTCGCCCTCCTTTTCTTTATCGTTAATAATATCGTTATCATGTTCCCGTTGGTATCTCTCAATTATCGGTTGCCAATATCCCGGCAATACCCGTGTAAACTCCAACCGGATAACGTGGTAAATAATACGCAACGCAACCTTTGTGGGATATGCTTTAATAAGGTTGCGGAATGCGTTTTGCAAATACACATACATAAAAACATAAGTAAGCGATTTAATTACTACTTTGGCGGCTTCATTATCGCCACATTGCAGCATTACCGAATAAATAACGTGTATAATGGTAACATACAAAAGCAATTCCGCCAATGCGTTCTTAAACTTATGGAACGAAAAGCGTTTGCAATTCCTTATCGCCACGCCGTCCGCCCTCATTCCCGCCCAAATGTTGAACGCAAACATTACTACTAACGCATGAACAAAACCCTTTGTCGGGGTTACATACCCAAATAACGGGCTAACCGTGGAAATGGCAATAATACGCCATTGTTCCCAATTAAATAATCTTTCCATAATTGTTTATTTCATTTTATTGTATTATATTATTTTTTGCTTCTTCTCCGCTTGGCATTTGTACAATTACATCACTATTACCATTGCCATATAATATATAGTTAAAGTTTCCTTGTGGATTATATGTTGTTGAACATACGCATTTTATTGTTTTATTACTACCAAATTTATTTCCTACAAATGATATGTTACATATTTTTGCACCTAATGCGGATATATTTATTAAATCTGATGTCCCTTTATTATTGAATTGACAATGTGATATTTTTATTTCTGTACCTTTTATTGCATCTTTATTATCATGGGTTAGAAATGCACTACCGGTATTTCCTTGTGCATCAAACATACTATATTCAAATTCGCAATAACTGCCGTTATTTGTCCCTTGTCCATACGCATGTGCACTTCCCCAACGATATTCTATTGTGTTATGCTCTTCGTCTACTACACCAGCATAAGGCATTCCATTATATCCTTTATGTATGAATATACAATTTTTTATATGTCTAACACAATTCTTACTTGAATTTGAGGTTTGGTCGTGCATTGGATATCTACAATTATATGCTGTTATTGTCATATTATATATATTATTATTGTATTTAACATTTAATGTTGAAAATGCTTGGCTTGTTCTATATTTAATACTATCCGGCATTTCTCCTTTTAATATTACTTTATCCCTATCTCCTAAACCTATTAAATTTACATAATCAGGTAAAGACAATCCTTTATCATTTACATCTGTATAATCCTCTTCTCCAAAATATTCTTCTATAATATTATATTCACCCTCGTTAATATATATATCATATACATTTGTTTCGCTTGAATCATTAATACTTTTAACAGCACCTACTACGCTCGTAAAATCACCTAACCCATTTTTATCAACAATCAATGCTTTATGGTTTGGACTTTTTTTCTCCAATTCAAGAACTCTATTTAAAATATCTTCATTAAATGTATATTGCTTATTTTTAAATATAAGTATCGGGTTTTCATTTTTTCTCATATCATTCCAACCTTGTATATAATTTACCCCGGAAGGAATAACAACTTCTTTATTTATATATTCTGCTTCTCCACTCCAATCTAACAAAACTATCGGGTTTTCTCTTTGTTCATTATTGTAACCATATAATGCGTTTAAAACAGGTGTTGTTTGATATTTTGCTGTAAATAAAACAACATCTCCTTGTTTTACTTTTTGAAAATTTGATATTTTATAATATTCACCATTACTAATATTACCATTACTTCCTATAAATTTCCCGTTTTCTCCAAAGTCAAACAAATTGAATTGTTTTGATAATACTTCTCTATTTTCTTCCGAATATCCTTTTATATCTGATATTTGTATTGTTGTTTCATTCTCATAATTTATTAGTTTAATTGTAGGTGAAAAATCAATATTAAGTGCATTATATAACTTCCCATCTTCTTCCGTAAAAACTATTTGCTTTTCTATTTTGTCCCAATTATTTATCAATAATTCTAATGTGTAACCACCTTTTATTGCTTTTACATATCCAGTTAATTCTTCTGAATCTGAAATAATAATCCATCCCGTTGACAATCCCGTATCTATATTTTTAATTGAAATTGCCCATCCTATACCATCGTATCCTCTTACTATTGAAATTATTGCATATTTATTATTTTTGTCAAACCCATTTCCGGATAAATATATTTCTTTAATAAATGAATTTATCGTCAAATTATTTGTAAATGTGTTTACTTCAAACCTATTTAATAAATAATCATTTGGAATGTTAACTTCTGATTTATACCATGTTCCGTTATTATTTGAAAATATTAAAACTTGGTCTATCAATTTTACATTACCAAAATTAGCATAAATTCCCGGTTCTGATGCAATATAAAAAACATTTTGGTCGGGCGTACCCGGATTTGTTGTTGGGGTCGCAATTCCCGCAAATGTTGCATTGCTTCCGACCGTTGAAATTATAGACAATAACGTATCTTGCATTATTGCCCCGGTAATTTCTTGGTTTCCGTTTGTCTTAATAACGTCGGCAACCGCTTGTTTTAATTGTCCGTAATCTCCCATAATCTAATTAATTTAATTGTTATCAAAATCAGTATTGAAATCGCCGTTGAAATCTCCATTATTATTGATAATATACCCCCGTCCTATTTTCTTAACGACGGTATTTGTTTTAAACTCAATTTCCACGCTTGCCAAATCCCCCTGCGTTTGCCATTTCGGGGTAATTAAAAACGTGTCGCAATCGTATTCCCTGCCGTATTTATCCGTTATATGAATGTAATCAGCCATACGGATAAAACGCATAACGTCGCAAAGGAACTCCGGTGCCAATATTGTACATTTAAACGTTTTGACTGATATTTGCTTTTCCGGGAAAAAATACCCGTCCCTTTCCTCGCCGTCCTCTTCAAATTCATAATCCGGTTTTCCTAACTCGGTACAAAGATATAACATGTTTTTGAATGTCGGATTTTTATAAACTATTTGTCCGGCGTCAAACACTAAATTTTCAATGTCCCACCAATCAATTTTCAAATAACCGGAAACGTCCTGCACAACCGTAAACATTTCAGAATACCACGTTTGAACGCCATCAGATAACCGCAAATAATAAATTCCGTCAAACTGATTTAACGGCATGGGTAATATTGCCGGGTATAATATTACATCATATCCCAACGACTGAAACCGGACAACTTGCAATCCGGTTTCCCTCATGTATGTTGTTATATTTGCAATTTGTTTTCCGGTTTTATCATATAGAATAACAGACGTAACAGAATTTGAACGGGTATTTCTTATTATCTGAAACGGCAATAATCTATCAGCCGGTGCGAACAATGGGTATATTTGCCCGTATGCGTAACTTTTACGGTGGTTCTGCTGCTCTATTGACGTGTACCACGGCAATACGCTTATATTGTTATTCTGTATCATATTTCAACGTTGCTTTAATATTTCTACTACACAAATTTACTGAAAGTTTATCAACTTGACCGTTCCCGATATAAGTTTTTATTAGCTGCATCGGGTTTGGGTCGTCGATTGCCGGAAAACTAAACGTTTGCTTTTTCTTTCTCTCAATACCGTATGCGTAAACCTCGGAACCGTTTATTGATACACGACGGGCGGGTAAATCATATATCCAATAAGGCATTTGCAAATTAATAAACGCCAAATATCCGTTTTGCAAAAAGTATTCAACCCCGCTGACGGTTTGTTTGGTAAACGGTAAAATCCATTGCGACCCGGACGTTGGCGGAACGGCGGCAAACAAGGCGAACCCGTCCGAACTCATATTGCCGGGGTTTAACAACATCATATCAATATCGGACGTAAAGTTTGATATATTAATTTCCTCAACCTTTCCGGGCGTTACATACTTGCTTATTACTTGTATCGGCAACCCTTCAAATGCCGCCGTAACGTCGTCCATCCATTCAAATTGGTAACGTTCCGGCAAATCGACCTTATCAAACGAATATTCCGACGTGTTGAACGCCCACGGTTTCCCGTTGCGCAAATTCAATTCCTTTGTCAAATCGTGGCTTAATATAGCCCCGCCGGAATAGGAACCGCCATTGCGGAAATATTGGATATGTTCGATTTTAAATTTGCCGTCCTCAATGAACCAATAACATTTAAAACAATCCCGTAACATATTGGTAAATTGTTGTAAGGTCGTCGGGGCTTTTTGTGCGGGTTGCTGATATTCCCCGTTTATAATATTGGTTTTCTGTGATACAAGCAAACGGAAATTCAACCCGGATATTGGGTTGTTACCGCTGTATAAAAATTGACTGTATTCAGCCGTGGCTGCGTGTGTTATACCCGGTGCAATCTGATTGAGCAAAACGGATATACAAGACGCAACCGGGAACGCATCCCGCAAAGTATATGCTTTTCGTGCTTTTTTCTCTAATATCCAATCCATCAAATAAAACCCAAACCATAACGACGCATAACGCCACGTTGACCGGGCGATTGGATAAAACGTTTGTCCGAAAATGGAATAGGGCGGCGCAAAATACTTTCCGTTGTCCACTAATCCCCACTCGGTCGGGGTGTCTGAAAAGTTGTTTGAAATAAACGCCACGTCGATTGCGTAACCAATCGCACGCCTATAATTACGGTTATTATCAACTATATCATCGGCGGGCAATGGATATGTATTAAGGTCGTCGATTTTCTCCACGTCGCACAAATACCGGGCATATATATTATAACTTTTCATATCGGCGTGCATTGTTCCGGTTGCCCCGGAACCCTCAACGGCGGTTAAATCAAATTCCAACGTATCAAACGGTTCCTGCGTTACCTTTTGATAACGAAACATTACCGTATCGTCGGATTGTTTCCGTATTTCAACTACAGCAATACCAAACGGCAACCCCCCGTTTATTCGTTGTTGTGAAATATAGATATAATAATTAACATTCAATTCCGGGTATAATTTCCCCTTGAATACGTCCGCACTTGCACCCGTCGCCATTCGTCCGGTATAAAGCCCGGATATTACCGCCGGGGAACCGTTGGACGTAATTTGTATTTCTTTCAATATATTGCACAAAGCAAAATGATAGGTTTGTACTAATGCGTTTTGGTCGGTCGTGGCGTTTGCGTCTTGCTCCCAATTGGTACCGCCCAAAAAACACGAAACAATACTATCGCCCGGAACATATATTTGAATAAGCGGGCGTTTGTTTATCGTTATCCGTTGAATTGCTGGGGCTAAGGTTATTAAATTATATTCTTTCTCCAATCCGGCTAAAACGTCGTTATATTCGTCTATCGTATCCGGTTGTACGGTAACTTTTTTATCATAGTCAACAAACGTGCAATCGGTTTTCATAAATTTGCCGGAAAAGTAAGGAACCCACGTTTTACCGCCGTCGTTGCTTTTATCTATCCCGTACAAAAATTCATAATCAAACGGACGGGTATTTATAAAATCGTAATCGTCCCGGATAAATGATATTTTCCCGGATAACTTGGCACGATAAAACCGTTGGTTTGTTTCTAATTCGTACTCCTTTGCCAAATCGTCCTTATATATCGGGTTGGCTTTACGTCCGTAAATCAAATTTTGTGCCGTTGCGGTTCCTAACCGGGCAAATACCGTTCCGGCGTTATAACTTGTTTTATGAACGACAAATCGCAAATAATACGCATTATTAGGAATATCAACCGAACCCGTTGTTACTCCAATAAAACTACTTATAAACTTTTTATCGCTATCATAAAATGCCACACGGTCAACCCCCGCATTAATCAACAAAACACGGGGGTGAACATTGCTAACAGAAACATAGGTACTATAATAACGGTTTTGCACCGCATCCCCGGACGTAATCAAAGCCCCCGTATTAATGTTTATAATTCCGGTTTTAAAAAACACATCGGCAAAAGAATGTCTATAAATTGGGTTCATATCATTTTTTAATTTTACGTGTCAAATTCTTGTAAACCTCAATAACATTGCCGTTGCCATCGACGTAACGACGGCGGCGGTTTTGTTCTTTAATCTCCCTTACATCGTTTTTCAAATCTCGCAAATCCGGGGCGTTGTTTTGTTGAACCGTTACATTAACGCCGTCGGTATTATAGGCGTTAAGGTATTTTTGGGCGAACGTTCCCCGGTTCAAACTATTAATTACGTCCGGAATTATCCGGCGGAACCTCCGGGAATTACGTTTATTGATAACGGCGAAAAATTCCCCGCCCTCGGCACGCCTCCGGGTTCCATCCGGTTTTGTTCCTAAATCCACATCGTCCCCGGATTGGTGGGAACCGCCCGCCAACATTTCAACCGTACCATCGCCGTAACTTTCCGAACCCCCGGCGTTGGCGGATTTGGATAATTGGGCGGCTTTAATTTTGGCGGCGGCAAAGGAACCCCACATTATCGCAATAGCCGGGATTGCAAACGGGAACCCTAATTGCGACCAAATCAAAGCGGACGCCGTTACAAGGTTTCCGATTTGTTGGATTGTTTGGATTGCTTGTTGTGCCTTTTGCGCCTTTTGTTGCTCCTTTAGGGCTTTTTCTTGGTTCTTTTTGGCTTGGTCTAACTCCTTTTGTGCCATTGCTACGTTATTGGCGTAACCGTTCGCCCGTGCCTCTAATTCCGCATCTAATCGGCGTTGGCTTGCGTCAACCTCTTTGTCGGCGGCGGAAACGGCGGCGTCGGCGGCTTGTACCTTTGCATCCAAAAAACTATTTAATTGCTCAATAGCAAAGGAAACGGACGTACTTATTGCCTCTTTTTGGTCGTCGTCCAAATTCAGCCCAAACAACCCGTATATGTCGTTACCCCGTTCGTCGCCTTTGCTTTTCTCAATTTCTTGGTCGATTTTCGCAATGGTATTTTCGATTGTTTTAACCTCGGCATCCGTCTTTTTAACCCCGGCGGCTTTGTTCAACTCTAAAATCTTTTGCAACCGTGCCTTTTCTTGCGCCAACCGGAACCGGGTTTTGCGTTCCTCGGAATTACGGATTAAATCAAACTCGGACGCCTCCAACGCTTGCGTTTGGTCAAACAGCATTAACTCCCGTTGTTGGTTTAACTCGGTCGTTTGCTTCAATACCTCGGCATCGTATTTGGCGTTTATGTCCTTTTCAGATTGGCGGACGTCCTCGGCTAATTGTCTGTTTTGTGCCAATTCAATTGCCCGTTGTTGCTGTAATAACTGAATACGCAAATTTATTTCCTCCTGCGAACCTTCAGAGGCGGCGTCTAATTGTAATTGCGTCCGGTCGGCGGCGGCTTGCATTTGGTCGATTGTTATTTTGTCGTTCAATTCGCCCAAACTTTTTGCGTATTGTTGTTGCAAAAGTAATTGTTGGTTATGCAATTCGGCAACTTGTGTTTCGGTTAATCCCCGCTCGGTTTCTAACCGGGTCTTAATGTCTTGTATCTGCCTTTCATACTCAACCCGCAATTGTTCCCGTTGCTTTTCCGCCCCCTCTGCCATCAATGCAATTTGGGCGTCCTGCGTTGCCCGTTGTGCGGATAATTCCGCCGCCCGTTGTTGGTTGGCTATGTTTACCATATCAACCGCCAATTGTTCCCGTAATAAAACAATTTGGTCGTTCAACGCTTTGCGTGCCTTAACCGTTAAATTGGTTTCCGTTCTCAACTGCAATTGTATATCGGCAATCGCACGGACGTTGGCGGCTTGGCGTTGCGCCCGTTGTTGGTCGAACGTGTTTTTAATTAAGGCAATCCGGGCGTCCTCGGCTTTTCGTAATATGTCGGTTTCGGCTTTGGCGGCGTCCCGGTTTTCTTGTAAGCGTTGGGCGGCTAATATCTTTCTTTCGGCGTCCAAATCCGCCCCCTCGGTTTTCAGATTAACGGCAATATCAACCGCCCGTCCGGTATTATCTATTTGACCCTGCACGGCTTCAATCGCTTCGTCAACCTTGACTTTATCAATTTTGCCGTCCAAATCAACATCAATATAAACTTTCTTATCTCCACGGGCTTTGGCGTTATTGAGTTGTACCAACATATCGTTTAGTTGTTTCAACTTTGCCCGGTTCGCTTCCAAATCGTCTAATTCTTGACCGTAAAAACCAACGCTTTTATTGTGTGCCTTTGTGCGCTCGGCTAATATTTCGTCCTCAATCTTTCGGGTTTCGGACAATGAAGCGTTGCGGGCTTTGGCAATATTTAATTCCCGGTTCAATTGGGCGACACGTTCGTTGCTAACTCGGTTCATTTCGGTTGCCTCGGTTTCCAGATAATCCAACCAAACCTTTTGCGCCTCATTAAGTTTTTGTTGGTTCTTTGCCGATTTGTCGGTATTAGAGGCAAACAGAACTAAAGCCCCTACAACCGTAACCAATGCCAATGCCAAAAGAACATACGGGTTTGCGGCGGCAATCAGATTGAAAGCCTTTTGCGCAATGGTCGCCGCCAACGTTGCCTTTGTTCCCTGCATGGTAACAAGGCGGTTATAAACCTGCGCTTTGCTCAATGCTGCCATTTGTAGCCGGGAAATACCCAACATGATTGCGGATTGTTTTTGTACTGCGTTTTGTATGGCTTGAACCCCGGTTGTAATGGCAATTGCCGCTTGTAATTTTTTTTGTGCTTCTTGCACATCCTCACTTTCCGCCCCGAACAACTCCATTGCCCCGGTATATGCGGCGAACCCACCGGACGCACCAGCCGCCAAACCTAACACGGCGTCCAAATTGGACGTATCGGACGCCATGCGGGTAATCTCGTCGGTTGCATCCTTGACCGCATTCCGTAATATTGCGGTTTCTTTGCTCAATTGCTGATATTCGGCGGTTCCTTGTTTGCCCTCCAATCGTAACAATGCTAATTGTTTCGTTTGGTTCTCTATTTGGGTCGTCAAACCTTTGGCGGCATCGGAATAGTTACCCACGTTTAACGACGTTTTCCCGGTCGCTTCCTGCAACCGTTTCATTTCCTCGTAAATCGCTTTTGTTTCGGCAACCAATTTGCGCCCCTCCTCGGTCGCCTCCCTTTCCTCAACCGTCATATTATTGAGGTATATTTTATTGATTGAGTATTGAGCGGACAAACGATTATATGAACCCTCGGCGGATTGGTTCAACCGGGTTGTCAACTTGTTTAATTCGTTCGCCTCTTTTTGCGCTTGCTTCAATTCCGCCAACCGTTTTGCGTTCTCGCTTTCCGCAAACGCCAAATTCTTTGCCGCCCGTGTCAATTTGTCGGTATCGGCGGACGCCCCCCGGATTGTTTTACGTCCGTTTTCGGTCGCCCCGCTTACGCCCTCCAATGCAGCCTTAACCGTTATCGCCTCACTCTTTATATTTTTTAGAGTGTTTATATAGGCGTCGGAAAGTTGGTCTAACTGATTAATCAACTTTGTAATCGAATCGTCCGGGCTTACAAGGTCGCTATATTTTATAGGGTTGTTATTATCTGCCATACTTAACGTTATTTGCGGGCAATCTGCCCCGTATTAAATTATCTTTTCTTTTCCATGTAGTTAATCAACCAAAGAAAAACAACGCCGCAAATCGCCTTATTTGACGCCGTTTTTATTTTTGGTTGGTTTCAACAACTCCTTTATCCGCTCAAATGCGTTGTAATACTCTAAAACGGTGTATTTCTTTGGCTCCGGTACGTGTAAATGTTGGGATATGGTTAAACACATATTTTCAAACTGTTTATCGTACTGAATTTCCATGTTATCGGAACCACTAAAAACAACCGGGCGATTGTACAACAACAACATCGTCGTTATTTTATCAATTTCCGCCCGTTTGTCCTCTGTATCGCCGTTTATAATCGCATCCAACATTAACATTGTGCGGTTGCGCAATTCGTCGTAATACTCTTTAACCGTCGCATCGTCGAACAACCGGGGGAAATACATTTGCAATTCTTCATCTATTTTTTTTTTGACCGCTTCCATTTGGGCGGTCAACTCTTTAACGGGAACATCGCCGAACATATCGACGACCTTTTGCAATCCATCGTCGGATAAATCGTTGTACGGTTCCCCGTCGATTGATTTAACCAACACGGCAAACGCCAAATGCTTTGGGCTTATTCCGGTTTGAATGAAATACACGTTTTGCCGCATATTATCCAATTCGATTGCCGCCAATTCGGGGGTTTTACTCCGGGCGTATCTCATTGCCTTTTCAATATGCGTGTCGAAATCCTGTAAATCCGAACCAATCCCGGCATCAACCAACAACATTTTATTGTATTTATGGAAACGCAACATCGGTAATTCGTCGATTGCGTCGTATATCTCAACCGTATATTCCCCTATCTTAACCGTTTTCATAGCAAATAACGTGTTATCATGGTTGAACAAAAGGGAACCAACAACAACGCCGGGTTCCCGGTGCATATAGCAAACAGGACGGACAAAACGACCCCCGCCCACCATGATAAGCAAAAGCCGCAATTGAACATCTTAACAAAAAAGTCGTTGCCGTGAACTTGGACGTACTCAATAACGCCCCACTTTTTTAACAGGGTCAACAGGAACGCCGCCACGGTTGCCACGACCAAAACCCAAATAATGAAAGTTACCATATCGTTAAATGTTACAAGGTTGATTAACTGACAATACACCCTCAAAGCGAAAACCGCCGAACGGGTGCATTAAAAATTGATTATCTATTTCGTCCAACGTAAACCCACGGTACACGTTTTCCGCCAACTCATAAATCCGGTTTATTACAATCGTCCCGTCTTTCAGCCAAAAACCGCCATTTAGGACAGTCAATATTTCGTTCTTCAATGCCTCGGTATTCCGGTTGTTGAGTTGACCGGGGTAAACCTTGCGCAAATCGAACCAAACAATAAGGGAAAACGGGGCTTTAATCTCGCTTTGCTCTTTGGGAACCCAACCGACCGTTTGCGGGTCGTCTATCCAAAAGAACGAAAAATTGCCAATATTGGCATCCGGGGAAACGTCGATATAATCATTGTCGCCTCTCCATTCCGTCCCGCCCGCATATACGTTCGGGGTATAATAGCGTTTGCCCTGTATCACTTTGGCGATACGTTGCGCCCGCCCAAATGCGATATCCAACCAATCGACGTTATCCATTAACCCGGTTTGTATGTTCCCCAAAACCCGGTCGATTAAAACCGGGTTGGGAATTATAGGGGTTGTTCTCTTATTCGTTGCCATATAATACGTTTTTTGCTTTCTTCATTAAGTCCGGGAATATATATTGCCAAATCAACGCCGCAATATTTTCGTCCGTCAATCCCAATATTTGCCGCCCGTACTTTTTTATTAAGTCCTCCGTTTTGAAATCCGACGCTTTTATTTCAAACTGTTTGTCGCCGACTTCCAAAAAAAACGACGCTTCAAAATCTCCGGTATCCCGTAACGTTACCCGGTTTGTCGGTTGTCCCTTTTCCTCCTTTATGGCTATCGTCAACGGCGAATACGGGGCGTAATCCATAATATCCACGCCCAAACGGTTAATACCTTGTTCAAACAATTGTTCCTCGGCATTCATATCAACAATATAGGCGTCATTGTCCCAAATGATTTGTTGAATGTATGCGCCGGACGATAACCCGTTGTTGAACGTGGCAACCCGGTTGCGTAAATCCTGTATTGACTTTAACCCCGCCATAATCTTACGTTGTCCGGTATTTTACACCGTGGTTATTACAAGTAAGGCAAATACGGTCGATACCCTGCGTATCCAACCGCAATGCCTCGTATGCTTTTTTAAGGTCATAACCCAAACCGCCGGGGCGACCCTCAACGTTGCCGTCCAATTCGTAAAGAATTTCCAACCGGGTTGCGTTTACTTGGTTCCGGTTTACCTTAACATCGGGGTTCATTGCCAACGTGCGCAACATGATTGCGGCGACCTGTCGTTGGATAACCGTTTGGAAAATTTGCCTTTCCTTAATGATAAAATCCGTTAGGTCGCAACCAACGGTTATTTCGCAATTCAACCCGTAATTCTGCGTATTGGTGTACATCGTCAACGCAATATCCCACAACTCCGGGTATTCGTCGAATGTTTCCGGGGCGTTCATCATAAACGGGGATACCTGTAAATACTTGGTTATTTCCCGCCAACGCTCCAAATCGACGTAACCCGTACACGTCCCGCACGGCTCCCGGCTCCAATCCTTTGTCATGTTAATTGCCTGCATCCCGGCGGGCAAATCGTTTTGGTTGTAACAAAGGAACCACGACCCCCCGGCGTTGTTTCCGGTACTGATATACGGCAAATAACAATCTTTCAACGGGAACCATTGAAAACCGCCGTTTGTCTGCGTAAAATTCAAATCAAACGTCTTTATCGGGTCAATTTGGGACGAATGGAAAAGATACATACGAACAACCCCGGTTGCGCCCGTCATTTGCAACCCGATTTGCTCGATTTTCATTGTTACGCCCATAGAACGAACCGGGACAATTTCAAACCCGACTAATTTATGATTATTCGGCAAAGTCGCCCGGATACGTCCCGCACCGTCAAAGAACGTGCGCCGCTCCAACAGGTTCTTTGTTTCCTTATCCAATCCCTTTAATTGCGTGAATGTTTGTACCATTTGCGCAATACCGTTACGGGTCAACCGCTCCAAATAATCGGAAATGAAATTGTACGGTTGCCAATATGGGTTGCCGTAATCGTCGTTGTAATCGTCGTTAAAATCGCTTTCGGTCGGTTCCTCGTTTTGGTTGTCCCGTGCGGCAATCCAAACTTTGTTGTTGTGGCGAACCTTTGCCCCGGCTTTGTATTCCGGTATCATATTCCAAACCGGATATTGAAAAACGAAATCATCCGGGACGATTGCCCGGACATTATCCAAAGTAACAAGGGGGTGCGCTCCTTGAAACGTCAAACCGCTTTCCGTCTGCGTTAAATTGTCGTCTATCGCCTTTGCCGGGTCGTATGATTGTTCCCACCCGACGACGTGCAATAATGCGTCCTGTATTTCTTTAAGTCTATACATAAGCCCAAATATAACCGCCGCAAGTCTTTTTTATTCCCTTGCAACATTTAATAATATTACTATCATTCAAACCCGTTTCCCGTTGTGCATCTTTTACGGATAAAAAGGTTTTTATTAAATCGCCACAAGCGGAATACATCGCAATTTCTTTCGCTCGTTGGTGCAATCCGCCTAATCGCCCCGTCATATATACGCCAATCTTTTTATGTAAGCGGGATTTTGTTATTGGATTATTACAATTTTCTTTGGTTGTAACCCAACGCAAATTGTCCGCCCTATTATTCGATTTGTCACCGTCGATATGGTCAACACATGGTTTGTTGTCCGGGTTCGGAATGAAAGCCGCCGCAACTAATCTATGAACATTAACAGATTTACGAGTACCATTGCACAATACTACAACATTATACCCGTGCTTATTGGGAACGGATTTAACTATCTTTGTATTATTACGCACGTTTCCGTAATTACTTATTTCATAATTTGGGAAATCGTATATTACTTTCCAACTTTCCATATCATTAATTAAAAAAAAGGGGGGCGGGGATAACCACCCCGTCCCCTCGGTTAAATAATCGTTCCGTTTTGCGGTTTATGCACCCTCACTACCACCCCCGGCGGGAAATTCCCCGGCGTTGGTTACATATACGGGCATTCCTAACGGTTCGTTCGGGTTGCGTGCTGCAATCTCGGCTTTGATAATCGGATTTGCCACGGTGTCCGGTTTGCTGTTATATGCTACCATGTAGGCAACATCAACGCTAAATCCGAAATACTCTTTAACGGCACACGTCAAATCGGCGGTTGCGTCGCCCATAATCGCCGATTGGTCGCCCACGGCGGTATAATAATGCGAACCAACGGGCAAATCAATGTACGGCAAACGTACAATGTCCCATTCGTGGAAATTCGCACGGGTGCGGCGGTATGCCTCACGGTCAACACGGGTTAAGATACCAACGTTTCCATCGGCAACGGCAAACATTGTTCCCATTTTACCCGCTTCGTCTGTTACGTTGTTAGTATAATGCAATACTTTGTTGTCGTATTCCATGCGCTTATTAACGTCGTTGTAAACGCCATGTTGCGCCAACTTGCGTATTAGGCTATCAACCCCCGCATTTGCGATAAGGTGGATATATTCCGGGTAACAATTCGCCCGCATGATTGGGTTAATGTCGCCCAAAATCTCGGTTGCCATTTGGGTTGGAACTTGTACCACGTTTCCGGTCTGCTTGTAGTTGAGCAAAGTTTTGAAAACCTGCGTTTTGTTCGCTTCCAATGCGGCAACGGCTCCTTTATCCAAAGCATCCGCCAACGCACGGGTTGTTTTCTCCATTTTACGCATAAAATCGTGTTGGTACGAAATCTCATTGTTTGAGTATGCCGCCGGAACCATTGTAAACCCGATTGCATAAGTAGCCCAAACAAGCGTTACCAATGCGGACGTATTTTCATTATCAGCAATAACGCATGAACGCACGTTGCTAACTTGTACGTTTTCGTCATAATTGATAACCGGAACTTGTACCGTGTTGCCGATACTTACTAACGCTCTATCTCTCAAATTAGGGCTAATGATTGAGTTGGGGGCGTTGGTTTGCTCAATAAAGAAATCCAATGCGCCGTACTCACACGGGCGGAACATATTACGGTCTAACTCCGGGTTCTCTATCCGCCAATTCTGTACTCTTGTTGCAATTAAACTCATTGTTTAAAAAATTAAATTGTTTATAAATGCGGGTTTACCCTTTACCCGTGTTGTCTTTTACTTTTCCGGCAATGCAGCAATATTGTTGTCCTGCCATGCTTGTTTCATTCCGGCGTCAAATTCAGCCGTTCCAATCTGTAAACCTTGTTGTTGCAAAGTGCTTGCGATTGCGTCGTATGCCTCAACCCTCGTTTTTGCGCCGGATATGTCAACGGTAACATTACCGCCCGCACCGCCGCCGCCCGCCGGGGGGTTGGTTCCGCCGCCCGCCGCATGGCGTCCCTTATCCAAAATACCCATTGTTTCCAATTCACGGGTCAAAAGGTCGCCGGGGGTGTACGGGTTCAACTGATTGTTCGGGTTGCGCATGATTGCGCCGTTTTCGTCCTTAAACGCTAACATTTTGCCGCCTTTGCCGTCGTCGATAAACTCCGGGTTCATACCCTTAATTTTTTCGATTGCTTGACCCAACAAAACCTTTGTTGCGCTTTCCGGCAATCCTGCCTTAAACTTCAATCCGGCGGTTGCTGTCTGCAATGCCGTTTCAACACGAATGCCGAACACCTCGTTTGTGTGGGTTTGTTCGGCTTGGTCGTATTTGGTTTTGAGGTCGTTGTATTGGGTCGTAACGCTTTGCAAATCTGCCTTTGCTTGCTTCAATGCCTTTGCGGTTTCCGCATCCGTCGCACCGTCGGCAATGGCTTTTTCCAAACGTGCCTTTTCTTTGGTTAGGCTGTCAATCTGTGATTGCAGACCGTTTACGCCCTCAACTTTGGTTTTGAACTCGGTTAATACTCGTTTGGCGTAATCAAACGTTTTTTCGGTTCCGTTCTTTGCGATACCGGACACGGCTAAAATATCCGCATCCAAACCGCCGTAAATTTCCCCGGTTTTCTTCGCTATTACGCTATTTTCGTCATTGACGGATAACGTGGTTATCGCTGTCAATTGTTCGTCGGTCAATCCGGCTAATGCCGCATTTGCAACTAAAATTTCTCTCGTTAACATAATTCTTTCCCTTTGAATTAATTAAGTGCGATTGCTTCTACTGCGCCGCTGTTTGCGTTAATAATATCAATTGTGTATTTTGGCGAATCCCCGGTTGTGTCAACCAACCAACTAACAACACGTGCATGGCTGATTTTCTTTTCAACCTCTTTTGTTACCAAAATGACGTCGGTAATTGTTCCGCCCTCAATACATTCAATCAACTTTTTCTTTGTTGCGCCATCCAATGCGGCGGCGGTTGTTGTTACTTCAATAACCAAATTGTCCTGCTGTGCAATCTGTGCCATAATCGTATTTTTAATAGTTTAATACTCTGTTACTTTTTCGCTCCGGGTTTGTCCTCGGCTTCTGCCTTTGCCTTTGCATCGGCTTTGGTTTCTTTGGCGGGTTCCGCCGGGATAACTCCCGCCGCTTTCAATTCCGCCAAAATTTCAGCCTTTAACGCCGCTTTTTCCTCGGCTTTGGCTTTCGCCTCGGCTTCTGCCTTTGCCTTTGCATCGGCGGCGGCTTTTTCCTCGGCGGCTTTCTGCTGTGCGGCGGTTCGTGCCGCTTTTTCCTCGGCTTGCGCCTTGACGTACTCGTTGGGGTCGTGCAATACGGTAATCGTGTAACCTTGCTTTTTCAAATGCTCGGCAATGCTGTTTTCATAGCCTTTTTTGCCGAATTTCTGAATACGTGGGATTGATAACCGTTTGCCCGTTTCGCTATCGAATTTCTTAATTTCGATAACGCAATGATACAAATGTTTCTCATTGTCCGGGACAATGTAATTTTCGGGCGTAACGTCGATAATCGCAACGTCTTTAGTTTTGCCCTCGCTTACTTTCACTCGCATAATCGTTAAATTTATTTGTTATAAAATTTATCTTAGAGTTGAACGGCATATTATACCCGAACTCTAACACATTCAAATATTCACGTTCAAATCTGCGTACAAAGTTAGCAAAATTCAACTTTATACGCATATCGTTTTCGCTGATAATCTGTTTGCCGTACAAATCCAATACCTCGTTACGGGTTAAATGTCGGTACGGTTCCAATTCCGCCAACGTCAACATACGTTGCAATTGGGTTGGATTGTTCCGGTATTCCGTTTCGATAATTTGGTTTTGTAGGGCGTCTAATTCCGCCTCGCTTGCGCCGCTTTCCTTTGCCACTTTGTAACGTTCCCGTAACTCCGTTGCGTTGGATAAATAAAACTCCGTGCCGTAATTGACTTTTGCAGAAACGAACAAACCGCCATACCTCAAACGGCAAACGGTTTCATCGACGAATTGTTGCGCCGCCTCAAATCCTTTCTTTACTCGGTTTAATACCGTGCTTTGGCTCTCAAAATTCGCCTGTATTTGTTGCTCGTTCAATGCGTCCCGTGTGGTTATTTCCTCGTTGGTTCCAACTACCGACGTAATAATGTCATTCTTTAGGCGGTTTTCTTCCTCAACGTTATAATCCAAACTCCCACGGTCAACGGTTAGCATTTGCACCGGGTTACGCAAATCGGGTTGTTTATCCCCGTCCGGTATTGGTATTTCAACAAACGAACCGACGCCGTTAATACGACTATCCCCGCATTTGGGGCAACGCATCAAAAGCCCGGCGGCGTCCAATCTGTAAAACCCTTGTTTGTCTTTCAAAAACCCACCATCGCAATAATCGCCATTTTCGCCGTTACTGAAATCGCATGATTGTTCGTAACCGGAATATATCGGATATGCACCGTACAAATCTAAATGTCGCTTACTGATATGGTAAAACAAAAACCAATCCAACGCCTCCAATTGCTTGGTTAGCGGGGATTGCTTAACGTCGGGTTCCGACAAACTCAACGGTTCATTCCAAAAGAAACGGGCGGGACAATAACCGACGTCGTGCGGGTTATCAATCAGCAATTCGCCGATATTGTGGTTTTTGTCCTCTCTGAAAACTCTATAACGTTCGTCGTCAATTACTGCGATACGTTCGCCGTCCTGCCTAAATATGATATAATCCATTACCCCCGTCGTTGGGTTGGCTCTGTAATCAATCACGGACGCAATAGGCAACCAATAGAAATACGGTTGCGGGTATTTGTCGGCGGGGTTTTGTTCGCTCGGCATATCGACAATAAGAACGCTATTTATTTCGGTTTGGAAAAACTCCCATCCTTTTGTACTCCAAATTTCCGGTTCATGTAGTACATCTTGGCGGTAATACTCCCAATCGTCCCTTTGTTCCGGGTTTTGGAACTGATAATTGAACGCCGGGTTACGACCGTCAAAAATCCGGCTCAACTTATCAAAACAAACGCCCGTTACCTCGTTTGTCTTAACGGGGTAACGGAACAATGTTTTGAACATCTTAAACTTATCATGCGGCAATAGGTTAGAAACAAATGCCATAAAGTCCGTAATCGGTTGGCAAATGTCAAACGACGTAATACGGGTGCGGGCGTGAAAATTAATGCGTTGTTGATGATAAACGGCTTTGTTTATCGTCTTACGCTTTTTCGGCTCCGTTATCCGTTTTTTTATTTCGTCTATACTCAATCCCATTGTCGTTGGTAAATTTAAAATCGCTGTCTTTGGGTAACTGCCAACCGCCGTTGTTTGGCATCCGCAACAACCTTTCGGCGTGCTTAATCTCAAATTCATCGGTTAAACCATGCGGCGGACAAATTAATTTAACCTTTGTAACCTTTGCCGCCATATCGTCAACCGTTTGCGGGTTTCAAATCGGTTAGCGGGTTGAAATCCGGGGTTACAATTGTGAGGTCATCCGAATAGTTCGGCAAAAACGCCCATTGTATTGCGTTGCTGTCCGGGGCTTCCAATCCGCCGTGTGTTTTGTCGCCAATGAATAACGAACGAATAGGAATAGGATAATACGTTGTCGGGGTCGTTTCGTCTTGAATGGCTTCAATACTTCCGTTTTCGTCAAACAGATAGACGCCCAAATTATCCGCCCAACTTTCGCATTGCAATTCTTTCATTGCCTTAATTACTGATTGGGGGATTTTACGCATTACGCCCGTGAACGGGTTAGGTTCACGCCCTATAATTTCCTCAACGCCTCCCAATGTTTCGTTACCGCCGCCAAAGGTTCGGGCGGCTCCGGCTTCGTTGGTCGGGGCTTGGATATACGGGGAAACAACAATTTTTGTGCTATCAGCCGCCGACAATAACGGCGTCCATGATGCAAGCAAAGTAATTGCCTTTTCGCTCGTAAAACTGTTTTTGCTTCCATCGTCTTTGGTTAGACGTTGAAACGCTACCTTTTGGATTTGCCCGAAACTTTCGGCACATTTAACGGCGGGAATATCGGGCAATGAAGTCGCCGCCGGACACTTACAAGTAATCATAAATTCAATTTTAACGTTAAAACTATTATTTACTATCTCCGGGCTGTCCCTTTGCCCTTTGTTTTCGCTACAAAGTTATAAACTTTTTCGGTTACAATCTTGCATATCTCAAAAATAATGCTAATTGCGACGTTTTACGCCTCGGTTTGCGTGTGCGTATGGCTGTATGTTGCCGTCGGCAATCTCTTTTTCGTAAATCCCGGTTAATCCGTCCTCCGGGTCGTCGTGCGTATTCGCATCGAAATTACGCAAAAAGGTTGTAACATGGTCGTAAACGGCTTTATATCGGGTTTCCCATCCGAACGGCATAATTATATGTTGGTTTACCATTGCGGAATTAGTGATTATCCGGCTTTCTTTATTACCCCCTTGATAAAACGGGTCTGTAATCGCCCGGACTTTCTTTTTAATAACCTTTTCAAAGCCCGCACCCCCGTTGTTACTCTCAACCCATGCTTTTTGCGTGCCGTTGCGGTTTATCATCGCCGGAACGGTTACGGTTGTTACGTCCGTGTTTTCGTCCGTCATTTCCATATCGGTAATTAGGGCGAATAATAACGGCTCCATCCGCCTTGTCTTTTCATTGAAAACCATGTTGTCGGATTTATAGACGTCATACGTTGCACCAAACAAAAGGTCGTCGCCCTCATCGGCAACGTCAATGTATGCGCCGGAACGTATGTACGTGCCGTAATCGGATTTTTCAACCCACGTTTTGAACGGCTGATATAATCGACCCTCGGCGGAACCGGGGTTGCCTTGATAGAGGCATTGAAATTGTACCGGGTCTAATGCTTTTTGCGCTTCCAACTTCATACGGTTGTGCCGTCCCTCCCATAATGCAGCCCCAACCGGGCGGGGGTCTATCTCGGTCGGTTCCCCGGTTTTCAACGCCTCAAAGTTTATACGTACCCACGCGCCCGGCGGTATGTTTTCCAAATCCGCCCAACGGGTTACATCAATGATTATTTCCCCGCTCTTTTCAATGCGTCCTATCAAATCGTCGTCGTGCCAACGGGTAAATACTATAAGTTCTTGGCTATCGTTGTGCAAACGGGTACGAACAACGGTTGTGTACCATTTCCACGCCGCCGCCCGTACTATCGGGCTGTTACCCTCGGCGTAATCCTTATAAACGTCGTCCAATATAGACACGTCCACGGTTTTAGAGGTCAAAGAACCGCCACGCCCTACAACACGCAACGACCCCTTACGCCCTACCATTTCGATAACATCCGAATTGCGTAAATACGTGTTTGCCATCGTTACGACGTTGGAACCATTTAGATACGTGCCGGGGAACAATTCACGATACCGGGGCGTGTCAATGATACGTTGAACGTCCCGGTTGAAATCCCGTGCAATCGTGGCGGCGTATGAACCTATCACAATTTTTAAATCCGGGTTCAATCCCTCCATGAATGCGGGTAACTTTCGGCTCGACCCCTCCGATTTACCATGTTGCGGCGGTTGTTGTACAATCATCTTTCGTATTTTGCCGTGTGCAAACATATCCAACAACGTATAATAAACGACGTGGAACGGCTCTAATACTAAATCCGGTTGCATATACCGGGCAAAGTTTATAAGGCGTTTACGGGCGGCGGCTTTAACAAGCAAATCCGGTTGTTGCCGGATTGCGTCGTACATCTGCAATAATTGTTCGTTGTTCATTGCTTTGCTCCTTTCTCCCATTTAGAACACGCCCGGCGACCTCGGACAATGTAATATTGATAATGCGGGCAACGTAAACAAATCGGGTTCCCGTTTAAATCCCGGTGTCTATGGTCGTCCGTTATCCATTCCGAAAAACGGCACGTGTCGCAAATCTCGGTTTGCCATTCCGGTTGCTTGGTTCCCGGACGGGGTGCGGTTACTCTCTTTGCCATTATTGCGCCCCTCCTTTCTCCAACAATGCCTTTTGATATTCGGCGGATTGCAGTTTATCAGCCAACGCAAACAACATATCGTCCGGGATTGCCTTAACGTCGTACTTTGGTTTATCGTCGTCGGTCGTGGCATTATATCCGGGTATCTCAATTTTAACGGGTGCATCAAACCCTAACATTTTTGCCCTGCGTTGCTGAATGTTCAAAAGCAAATCCAAAAACCGGGGGTTCCCGGCGGACGTTTCGGTTGCGGTTTCATTGTACCCGTAATATTCCGGGTCGCCGTCCTCGGCATCGGTTTTGATTGGTCGCCCTTTGTTGGTTTTCTCTTTGGTGCGCATCTTTCCGGTTTTCGACGCCTCCCACGCCTCCCATGCTTGCACCTCCATTATATCCAATTTACGCAATTCTTGTGTAACATATTCGTCTATGTTATCCAACCGTTCCCGCTTCCATTCGATAAGGCATTGTTGCAAGTCGTAATAAACCATTGCCAACGAAATAGTATAACCCGTTTCCCGTTTCGCTAAATCAGCATTCAACGCCGCCACTATTTCCCGGTATGAATAACCACGTAAAAACAGATTAGAACAAAACGCAACGTCATAATCCCGTTGTTCCTCGGTACGCTTATTATATCCGGCGGGTTTCCGGCTCCTATTACCCGTTTTCAATTTTCCCATCGTTCACCCTCTTTTAATGTTCAAACGGGGTAAAAAATCGACCTTTGCGCCTAATGTCTTAAACATCGTTTCGGTTCCTCGGTTCCTTTTCCCTTTCTCCCTTTGGTTCCTTTCCGGCTCTCTGTGTCTTTTCTTATCCCGTCCCTCCTTAAAACGTGTTTACCCTTTACAAGTTATTTGCGGGGAATTTCCATTTTAAGAGGCTTTTGTTATTAACTCAATACTTTTATCGTCTTAATGGTTATCTTTCAACCACGGGGCAAATTTACGGCTTTTCCGGTGCATTGCCAAACGTTTGTACTCTCATGTATATAAACGGCAAAACCCCGGCTTTGTTTTCCGGGGCTTATTGCCTATTGTCCTATACCGTTTTCGTATCTCCCATTTGAGCAACGAAAATAATGTTGCGTTCCACGGGGGTTGGTGTATTCCGTTCCCCCTTTCATTTCCTTTATTGCCAAACATACCAGGGCGGGCTTTCCATTTACCGGAAATTCCGGGTTAAAATATCGACACGTTCCGCATATCTTTTCGGGGCGTCGATTATCCGGGGCGCATTCGGTCGGCATATTCGGAATTATATCCGGGCAATTATTTTTTGCTTTCATGCTTTTGCGCTTTGATAGTTACCCATTAACCCGGATATTATCCGGTCGGCGGTTGTGTGTCGCCATTCTCTTAATCTTTCATCCCAAATAAAGCAAATATTGGGATTAGCAAACATCATACATGGGTTTTTGCAATTATCTTTCATTGTTGCGCCCTCCTTTTCGGTTCTTTCGTTGGTTCTTTGCCCGGCGTTTGTTTCGGGGGTTCTTTTTCAAAT